TGATGTGAACTATGAGGTCACCGGAAAGCTGAGGAAAGGGACCTGGGAGGAAGTGCTGCAGAACATGGACGGGCAAAACGCAACGATTCCGTCAAAGCGCATTAACATGGAATTTGAAACGACCGTACCGACAAGCCGGGCATGGAGCAGCAGCACACTGGTAAACACGCAGACGAACATCCACGGCGTAGTAACCTATCTGGATGACCTGGATCCGTCCTATGCTTCCTTTGAGCTGTACAGCGACCCCAGCAACCTGCATTCCTGGGACGGATATTTTCGTATCCGTGTTAGAAGCAGCGGTGATGGCGTGGCAGATGCGCAGAAAGCTGTTGAGCTTCTGAAACGCGTAGGTTTGGAAGAGATTGCACAGACACCCACGGCCGCAGCAGAGGAAACGCTGAAAAAGGCGAAACTGATCTGGCAACAGGCGCCGTCCTATGCAGATGAGTTGACCGGGCTGAGCGGCCAGCAGCTTGTGAAAAGGCTTGATGAAATAGCCGTGAAAGAGGGCATAGATTTGAGCCGGATCAACAACATGGTGCTGCAGCAGGAATACAGTGGTTATATAACCTATGTTGAAAAAGGCACAGCAAAGGAGCTGGAAAAGGCAGGCGCAAAGTATGTGTACCACGCAGTTACCAGAGAAGAAAATGTACTGCAAATTCTGGAAAGCGGCGGCCTATCATCCACAATGAGCCGAATTTCGTCCGGTATTGCAAGCCCTGGCGGCGCAAGCATGGTATCAGACATGAGCAGCGGCGGCGCTGGCAGCGCCTTCACGCGGCTTGCAACAGAACAGGCCCAAAAATCGAAGTATAGATATAACAGTGCATCCGTTTCCGGTGATTACAGAATAAAAATGAGCCTTGACGTGATGGAGCGCACCGATTATTTTTCCTATACGTTTGACAATTTTGGAAACGCAGGTGATATTGCCGGGAGCGGTAAGAGCCCGCTGGAGCTTGCAAAGAGCCTGAACGCGAATTTTAGAAGCAGTAATGAAATCATGTTCAGGAATGGAGTGGAAAGCCGGTATTTTACAGGCATTGTGTGTGAAACCAGACTGGAAAGAGATAGCCTCTTGCAGCAGTGCAAAGCCCGTGGTATTTTAGAGGTGAATGGCATTGATATTGACAAGTTTGTAACAGTTGGGAGGTATTTGTGATGGACCACAGAAAAGCCTACTGGTTTGACCAGCCATATTTCCCCGGTGCGCTCAATGTAGCAGTTTCACCCATTATTGATCCAAGAGATGGCCGGTTGTGCTTTATGGTACCTGGTGACAGCCCGCCGTGGAGCGGATTGTGGAGCCTGACCGGAAAGGTTATTGCTGACACCGGCGATTATTTTGAGTTTCAATGTGATGATGATGTTATGGGAGCCAGGGGCGGTACCTACAAATTTACCGCGCTGGATATCAAAACTTTCCGGAGAGAAACATACAAGTGGATTTCCCAGGGAAAAGAGATTGCTGAGTGCTGCCAGAACACGGCTGATCTGCATTTTTGGTACCGCAAAAACTGGCCAAACACGCGGGTGTTTGAAATCGGGGAATGGGAAATGAAAGAGAATCAGCGAAAAGGACACCGCACGGATGGACAGAATTAAAAAAATACCGTTTGACGCAAAGCGCTTGGAACCCCCAGGCGCTTTTTTAGTACAGAAAAAAAGGAGGACACTATGAAAAAGTTTAGCGAACTGATCAAAAGCCGCGCAGAGCCGGTGGGAAAGGCACACCGTTTCCGGATCCAGAAAGTGGATGAAGATAAACGCCTGGTATTTGGCTGGGCAAATATTTCGGTTACAGTAGACGGAAAACTGGTGGAAGATTACCAGGAGGACATGATTGATCCGGCAGTGCTGGAAGAGGCGGCCTACAAGTTTGCAGAGCTGTACCGGGACGGCGGGGAAATGCACGAACGCACAGGCACTGCAGTGATGGTGGAAAGCGTGATGCTGACAGCAGAAAAGCAGGCAGCCATGGGAATACCGGCGGGAACGCTTCCGGTCGGCTGGTGGATCGGCTTCCGGGTAACGGATGACGATGTGTGGAACAAAGTGAAATCCGGGGAATACAGCATGTTTTCCATCGGCGGTACTGCCGTCCGGGAAGAGGTAACGGAAGAACCTGGAGCTGACGGTACCACATAAATAAAATACAGGATAGGTAGAGGGCTTAGCGTTTGACGCAGGCTCTTTATTTATACATTAAAAACAAAAAACAGCAGAAAGGAGGAACGGACGAACGTGGCAAAGACAAAATTGACACAGTTGGAAGTGAATGAGGTAAGCCTGGTAGATGCCGGGGCGAACCAGCACGCACATGTGATGCTGTTCAAAAGCAAAGACGGGAAACCCGAAGGAAAACAGCAGGCAGAGAAACCGGAGAGCGGCCTCCGCAAGCTGTTTTCCGCTATTGGAAAAGCACTGAACGTGCCGGACAAGGATGTTGAGGAAGCAGTTTCCAGCATTGAAAAGGCTGACACATTTTCTGACAAGATGGAGCAGAGGAAGAAGAGCAGGATCCTTGATGAAATATGGGATGTCTGCTATGCCCTGGAAAACAGCCTGTGTAGCATTGTGCGTGATGATGAGGTCGCAGACAAAGCTGCCATGATGGACCAGAGCATTGACGAATTTACAGAAACCATTAAAACCCTGACCGCTTCCTGGGGGAATGGTAAGACAGCGCAGATCACAAAGGCGGCGGAAGAAATTCCACTGGAACATATGCAGGAATCTGCAAACAGGCTGGAAGGAATGATCGCCAAAGCCTGTGGTGGCACTGGAAAGCCCGCAAGCAAAAGCGAGGGAGGCGAAGATGACCCGCCGGAAGATGGGCAGGGAGAGGAAGCAGACAAGGGCTGCAAAAAATCAAAAGGAGGAATACCTGATATGAAATTTAATGAGGCAAACATGACGGCCACTGACCGCATGGCGTTTGAAGAACTCAAAAAGCGCTATGGCGTTGATGAGGGAGACGGCGGCACCACAGGTGAGGCAGCCGGTACCGAACAGGTAGGCAAAAAAGGAACAGCTGATCAGGCTGGAGCAGAGGGAACCGCAGGCGCGGCAGCTGGTGAGCCTGCAGCACAGACCGGAGCGGCCGGTGATGACATTTACAAGGGGCTGAACCCGGCAGTTGCCGCAGAGCTCAAGGAGCTTAGAAAGAGAGCTGACGCAGCGGAGGAAAGAGAGCTCCTCGAAGTTGCAAAGCGCTATGAGATTATCGGCAAAAAGCCGGAGGAACTGGTGCAGACCTTTAAGAGCCTGAAAGCTGCCGGAGGCACTGCATACAATGACATGATCAGCGTTTTGGACAGCGCAGTGGCCATGACCGAGCAGAGCGGCGTTTTCGGTGAGATCGGAAAGCGCGGCAACGGAACCGGCAACAACGGCACTGACGCATGGTCCAAGATTGAGAAACATGCAGCAGATATCCGCAAGGCAGATCCGGCGCTTGGATATGCAGAGGCGATTGACAAAGCCTGCATCCAGCACCCGGAACTGGTAAGCGAATATGAGGCAAACAGATAAGGAGGGTTAGGGTATGAATTATTTCGGAACAACCATCAATGAAAGCCCGGTTATTGCGCTGCAGGCCGGTGAGGAACTGAAAGAAGCCCAGTTTTTGGCGGTCACAGCAGACGGAAAACTGGCAACCGCAGGAGCAAACGCAATCGGAATTATTACAGCTGATTGCGAGGACACTGTAAAGACCGGTGATGATATTACCGTACAGGTAAAGGATATCGGCGTATGGAAAGCTGGCGAGGCTGTATCCGCCGGTGATGAGCTGGCCGTGGGCGAGGGCGGAAAGGCCGTCAAAGCAACCGCAGGAGCATTTATCACTGCCATTGCAATCGGCGCAGCTACCAAGGCAGACCAGCGCGTAACCGTACAGATCGTAAAAGCCGGTTACAAAAACTAAGAAGGAGGATAAAAGACGATGAGAGACACAATGAGCACTAACGCCGGGATTGCAGCCGAGATCGCAAAAGGCTGGAAACCGAACCAGTACCTGACGAATATGTCCCAGGCGTATTTTACAAAGCCGGGTGATTTTGTAGCACCCTCTATTTTCCCGATTTGTCCGGTAGCAACCAGCTCCGGATTTTACTACACCTTTGACAAGGCAGACCTGGCGAGGGACAACGTAGCCCGCAAGCCTGCATTCGGTAAGGTTGCACCGGCCATCATGGGCACCGGTGAAAACCAGTACGGCTGCAAGGTTGACCAGGTTATTGTTGGTATTGACCAGATCGCGGCACTGAACTACCAGAGAACACACGCACCGGGCGTAATGGATCCGCGCCGCGCTAAGGTACGTTTTGCAAATGAGCAGATGAGCCTGCACCTGGATTTGACTTTTGCAAAGAACTTTTTCCAGAGCGGTGTGTGGAATGATGAGTGGAAGGGTGTGGACAGCAACCCGTCCGGAAAACAGACCCTGAAATTTAATGATGAGAATTTCGACCCTGTAAACTTCTTTGATGAGCGCCGCAGGGAGATCAGACGCAGGGGCCGCCGCAACCCGAACAAGCTCGCACTTGGAAGCGAAGCGTTTACCGCGCTGAAAAACCACCCGGACATCATTGAGCGCGTGAAGTACACCGGATCTACCGCAAACCCGGCTATCGTAACAGAGGCAGCGCTGGCGGCTATCCTGGGATTTGAGCAGGTGAAGGTACTTGAATCCACCTACAATGCAGCAGGCGCAGGAGAAGAGGCTGATATGCAGTTTATTTGCGACAGCAAGTCCGCCCTCATGTGCTATGCGACCGCAACGCCGCAGATCGATGAGCCGTCCGCTGGCTATATCTTTACCTGGGATATGCTGGGAAATGGCTCCTATACTGCCATGGACCAGTATGAGGGTGAATCCGGAACGCACAGCGAATTCATTGAGGGGCTTATGAGCACCGACATGAAAAAGACAGCTGACGATCTGGCTACATTCTTTAACGAGGTGGTCTAAGAAAGGAGTAAACCATGAGCTATGTGGCATTAAAACCGGTAAGGCTTTCCGGAAATGATTACCTTCCGGGACAGATGATTGAAGAAGGGCATATCCTTTCGACAAGAAAACGTGCTCTGGTGCGTAATGGCTGCATTGCTGAGGTTGCTGACACAATGGCAGCGGAAGCTGCTGAAATTTCCGCAGAGGGATGGAGCGGGGACAAAATCCCGGTACCCATCCCGATGCCGGATGATGAAAGCGGAAACGCCCAGGGAATTTGCCTGATGATGGAGCCGGAAAAGATTCTGGCAGCCATTAGAATCATGCAGACTACACCGGTGGAGGCAGCTGCAAAAGCTGTTGAAGAGATTGAGGATGAGGACGTCCTGATCTTGCTGGACAGTGCAGACAGCCGCCAGGGCGTGAAGAAAGCAGCCAAAAAGCAGGCAGAGAAGCTGACGGAAGCACAGGAGGGGTAAGGTGATAAGCAGATGCAGAAGCAATCATACACTTATGACCCTACACAGCTGGATGATCACGGCGTAAACCAGATGCGTTTTGAGCTGGGTGACACCATGGTGGAAGGGGAACGCGAGACTTGCGCCCTGAGTGACCAGGAGTACACAGCCATTATTGCAGCAAAACCAACCTGGAAACGGGCAAAGCTGGGAATACTGGAAAGCATTATGAGGCGTTTCGGCATGGAGGTCAACACCACTGTTGGGCCGCTGAAACTGGAAATGCAGGCCCGCGCAGAGTTTTGGCGCAAGCAGTACGAACAGCTGAAAGCCGAGTGCGGAGCCGACACCGTTCCGACCATGGGGCAGCCGTCACCGGAATCCGGAAAAGACGGAGGCCATTATTTTTATGGTGGTATGCACGACAATGAAAACGCTGGAATGGGAGGTGAGCGCAATCTTTTATCTAAGACCTGGTAATTTGTACAAAGATTTTATGGTTGCAAAGAGCAGCAGCGGGGTAGATGAAAAGGGACGCGCTTCCAAAAGCTATGAAACTGACAATGCCGTGCTGATTCATGCCGTACTGGCACAGGCAACACCGCAGGAAAAAGCAAGATGGGAGCAGATACAGCATCCGATCACCCACACGATTGTAGACCGCGGCAGACCAAAAGCTAGAGAAAACGACCTGATGACGTGCGGAAACCGCAAGTTTTATGTGCAGGGGGTTGACGAAGCCGGAGCCTTGGGGCTTTACACAATTTACTATGTGGAAGAGAGGTATGATCAATGAGCGTGCCGGATATAAGCATGGAGGTTGAAAAGAAGGTCACGGCGATTGGCAGCGAAATGAAAGCCAGGGCAGTGAGGGGCAGCAGGGCGCTGAAAAACGCAGAATTGAACGTGTTGCGCGGCCAGCGAGGCGGCAGGGTGTACAAAAAGGCGTTTAAGAAATCGCGCTACACAGCCTCTGCCCCAGGGGAACCGCCTGCAGTGCGTAGCGGAAAGCTCCGCAGGAGTTTCCGGCCAGCTTCCAGGACATATGACAACCCATTTGGTGGCGCTGCATCTGTTACCATATCCATTGAAACTGATACGCATTATGCAGGGTACCTGGAAGATGGCACAAGCAAGATGGCAGCCAGGCCATATGTTGAGCAGATAAAGCAGGAGGCACTGCCTGAGATAACCAGCATTTACGGTGCGCCGTACAACGTATAGGAGGCACTCCATGATGATTAAGAACAATGAAGCGCCTGTTTTTGACCGGGAGCAGGTGCATAAAGGTGATTTGATCAGAGCAAAGCACCAGACGTGGGATGAGCACAGAAACGGGGTTGTGGTCGGCATTACTGACAGCAAGCTCATTGTGCTTTACTACACCGGTTATGGGAATGTATCAAACCACTACACGATGCTGGCCAGCGAAGTAGGGCGCGGAGAGTGGCAGGGAACCTGGACCTCTGACATGGAAACCATGCACAGCATTGAGCAGGGCGGTGATGATGCGTGACATTGGAAGAACTGATCTATAAAAGGCTTGTGCAGGACGGCGAGATCAAAGAGTCCGTTGCAAAGTATAAGAACGTGCCAGCTATTTTTTTACAAAAGGCGCCGGATGATACAGCTCCGGGATGGGGAAAAGAACAGTACCCGCGTGCAGAATACACCGTTGACATGACAGCGGATCCGGAGCGGCACAGCAGCGGCGTGGTAAGCGTTCACATATACAGCAATGAGGCCGGGGTACCGCCGGAGGACATTGCGCCAGCGGTTCGGAAATCCCTGTGTGACATTGTAATACAGGCGGATGATGGGACGTACTGCATCACCTGGGACCGCACAGAACTGTTTGACATGCAGGCAAGCGTGAGCGCCAACACCCTCGTGAATGGCTGCTCACTGACATTCCTGCTGATTGCATTCCCGATGCAAAGCACAAAGGCGCCGGATCCGGCACTCGCTATGCAGGATTTCCTGAAAGAGCTGGAACCTGACGCCGTTGTGATTAACAAAGATAATATTGATTCATTTTATGAGCCGAGCGTGCAGCGCCCGGCTTTTTATGTGCGCATTTCCACATACAAGACAGGCAGACAGACCTATGCACTGACGTGGATGGACTGCACAGTGGCAATCCATGTGATTGCCCCGACACCGGAAGCAAGGAACAGCTGGGCAAGGTACCTGGCTGATTGCCTGAATATGGCAGGAGAAGCAACGATGCCGGACGGCAGCCCTATGTTAGTTCGGGAGGTTACTGTGGACAATGCCGCAGACTACCTGACACACGGCCAGGTGAGCGCAAAAGCGCAGTATGCAGTTACGAATTTCCGCGAGTATGCACACCCGCTGAAAGAAAAATATTTCAACAACCAAAAAGGAGGATGAAGAGATGGCAGCTACTAAGAAAGCCACAGATGCCGCTGTAACGGACGAAACCGAGCAGACGGGAGTTTCTGCAACCAGCGAAGAAAAAGCCGAAAATGGCGGCAATCTGGAAGCCACAGAGGCAAAGGAAGATGTTACCTACACCGCAGAAGAATTCGCAAAGGCTTCTGAAACGGTTTTTAACAAACCGTACAGCCAGGACATTGTTGCTGCAGCCTTCCGGATGGCCGGAAAGGACAGCGCGACCAAAGCGGAGGCCGCTGAGATCGTAGGAAAATTTTTGAATAAGGAGGTAAAAGTGAAATGAGTGGATTTTACACCGTAGGAGAGAAGAAAGACCGCCCTGGAGTTTACCACCGCATTGAAAATGCCGGTGGAGTAGAGACCGCAGGCGCCAGAGAGGGAATTGGCTGTGCCGTAGTTTCCGGAAACTGGGGCGCACTGAATACGCCGGTCACGATTGACCCCAGCATTGATGTTGCGACCGTGATCGGATCCGGAAGCGGCGCAACCGTTGTAAACGAGGCATTCGCCGGTGGCGTGAGTGAGCTGGTGGTTGTGCGTGTTGGTACCGGAGGAACGCAGAGCACGATCACACTGAAAGATAATGCATCTTCCGGTGTGGATGTGGTTACATTGACCGCATTGTATCCGGGCAGCAGAGCGTTTTCCATTACTGTAAAGAGCAGCCTGGATGACGAAACGCTGAAAGAGGCAACCATCTACGAGGGCACAAAGAAGCTGGAAAGCGTCACTTTTGAGGCTGGAAGCAAAGAGGTTGACGGAATTGTGGCCGCTTTTGCAAGCAGCTCCTATGTGAAAGCTACCAAGAAAGCAGAGGGCAGCGGAATCCTGGCGGATGTGCAGCAGAAAGCATTTACCCCGGGCACTGACCCGACCGTTGACACGGAGGCGTACAGCGCAGGATTTACCGCAGCAGAGCCGGAAACCAAAGACATGATTCTTGTGGACAGCAACGAACCGGCAGTGCACAACCTGCTGGCTACATACATCGACCGTATTTACCAGGATGGCGAGTACCCTATGGCGTGTGTGGCAGAAGAATCCAAGGTTGCACTGGCAACGAGACAGCAGCACGCGGCAGCTTTTAACAACGAGAAGGTTGTATATGTACTCAACAGCTGGGTGGACACCAGCGGCGAAGTATATGAGGGGTACAGAGCAGCTGCAAGAATTGGCGGCATGATTTGTTCCGGATCCGCAAGCGTCTCCCTGACCCACACGGTAATTTCCGGAGCGGCAGGGCTGAACGAAGGTCTGACCAACGCACAGATCAAGAAAGCACTGAAATCCGGCTGCCTTGTTTTGAGCCTGAGCAAGACCAAACAGGTGCAGATTGAGAAAGCAATCAATACCCTGGTTACGCTGGATGCTGACCAGGACGCTGGATGGAAGAAAATCCGCCGCGTAAAAGAGCGTTTTGAGCTTATGGACCGTATTGACACCACCCTGGAGCCTATGATCGGCGCTGTTGACAACGATGCAGACGGCAGGGCTGCTGTTATTGCGGCGGCACAGACGGTTGTGGACGCCATGATCGGAGAGAAAAAGCTGCTTTCTGGTACCGTGATTGAGGATGAGGCAAACCCGGCAGAGGGTGACAGCGCATGGTTCATTATTGCGGTTGATGACCTTGACAGCATTGAGACCATTTACCTGACCTACCGCTTCAGATTTGCGGCAGAAGCAGAGGAATAAGAAAGGAGATAAACAAAGATGAGCGTAATTAACACACAGGCGGTTGCAAACGCCAAAAAGGTGCTGACCGGTAAAAACGGCGCCCTGTACAACGCAAAAGGAAAGCTCCTTGCAACCATGGAAACCTACCAGGCGCAGGTGAACGTGACAAACACCAAGTTCCAGCCGCTGGGTGATCCGCAGGAGCATGAAATTTTCACCAGCTATGGCCAGACGTTGACCTTTACGGAAATCGTTGTTGAGGACAGTGAGTTTATTACTGACCTCCTGGCCGGAATGAAAGACGGTGAAATGCCGTCCTGGAACTTCCAGGGCGTAATTAAGGGCCGCAACGGCTCTGAGGAAAGACTTGTATACAATGATTGTGTACCGTCCGGAAACATTGACCTGCAGAACGTGACCGTTGGCGACCTGATCAAGAGACAGTGGAGCCTGTTTGTAAACGGTGCCGTAAACCAGCAGGGCAAACTGAAAGCATAAGCAGTTATATGACCAGCAAATATTGACCAATAAGGGCCGCAAGCATAGTTTTGTGGTCCTTATTTTTTAAAAAAATCAGGAGGATTTTCAAAGATGAGCGAAAAGAAAATTGCAGTAGCAGCTGAGGAAGAAACGATCGAGATGACCGAAGAAAGCAAAAAAGCAACAGTCCGTAAATATGAAGATGACATCCTGGGCGGGCTTATGGCAGCAGCAGCCTACAAAACGGATGATGATGACACAGCGAAGATCGAAATTAAGAGAGGCGGCGCTGTGGTTCTTACTTTCCGCATTCGCCCGATGGGAGAGGAAGAATATTTAGAGTGCAAAAAGAAGAACACCAACTACAAGCGCAACCGCCAGCTCGGCACCAAGATTGCAGAGAGCGTGGACGCTGCAAGGTACCGCGCACAGCTGATCTACGAGGCCACAGTGGATGAGGACCGTGAAAAGATTTGGGACAACCGTGACGCTTGGAAGAACCTGAACGTCCTGAACGGCGTGGATCTGGTTGAGGTTGTACTGAAAGCCGGTGAGAAGGACGAAATCCTGAACACCCTGGACAAGATTTCCGGCTACCAGCCGAGCCTGGAGGATGTAGCAAAAAACTGATTACTGCCGGTGGAAAAACTACTCTGATGCACATTATATTCCAGCGCCACCACATTCCGTTTGACGAATTTATGAAAAAACCGAAATGGGCACAGGTGATGATGCTGGAAAGCATGAAAATACAGCTGCAGGCAGAGAAGAAACAGCCGGACGAAGCTGAGGAGGGCGGTGAATAGAATTGGCTGAAACAGTAACGATTGAAATACCAATAGAAGCGGTCGACCGCACACAGACCGGTGTGCAATCGGCCACAAAGAGCCTGACGGCTTTTGAGCAGTCAATGGAAAGGACTATGCGCCGCCTGACACAGATGGAAGCCAGGAGGCACAACATTGACCTTGAACTGAACGACAACGCCTCGGACAGAATGAGCGATGTGGAAGATCAGGCGCAGATTCTGGACGGCATGAACCCGGATATTGACGTGGAAGTGAATAATGCAGCCACGGAAGCACTGCAGGACGTGGCCGATCAGGCGGAAATGCTTGACGGAACTGCAAGTGATGTGGATGTGGGCGCAAACGATACGGCAACCGGAGTGCTCGGGGATGTAGGAGACAGAACAGAAGCAGTGGACG